TATCCATCACACCCACACACACCACCTAATCCTATTGTTCCACTACACCTAACCTATTGATTAACTACCTAAGCAGGTGAATCCATTGATAATCAACCTTGTGGAAGGGGGGCCCGTGGGTTTGTTGGGGGACTGGGATGATATGTAGATATCCCATTCAGACATTTTTCTAAGATTTAGGTATTTAAGGAATGACTAATACAGTCACAACAGTGATACTAATAAGTACGTAAGAGCAAGAATAGAGGGTTAATTTACTTATTTTAACATAAGGGTATGATATTAAAGGAAATAGTCTGAAATGCTTGGTGTAATGTATTACTACGTTTGGTGTCGTGGATTACTACATTTGACTATTTTGGTGTAATTATTCATGTGATTTAGTGCCTATATGGTGTAAACTACTTACCATGAATATAGAAATGTTTGTTTTATTAGTTGCTGGGCATTTTATTGCTGATTATGTTTTCCAGACTGATTCTATTGCTAAGGGCAAGAATAATAATATTGATCCTTGCTTGTTTGGCGTGAACTGGTGGTACTGGATGACTGCACATGCTTTTACTCATGGAGTCGTGACGTATTTAATTACTGGTAATATTTATATATTAATTGGTGAGTTTATACTTCATTGGTATATAGATTTTGGGAAATGTCAGAAATGGTATGGAGTACATAAAGATCAATTTTTACATATAGTATGTAAAGCTATGTGGTCTTTTGCATAGGCGGCACAGCTTACCATGGCAATGATAGGAAACTTTTTAAGAGATAATTTATATATGACTCCACGCATTAAATGTCCTTGGTGCAAATCTGATTCAATCAGCAAAGACCATGGTGATAATGGGTGGTTTATTGGTTGCGTAAATGATAACTGCGAAATAAAACCCTCTTTTTGGGCTAAAAATGAATACACCGCATTGAAGATATGGAATAGTGCCGAGATAACTTATGAGTGAATCCTATTTTAATCCCGCAACCTATATTGTATTAGATAAAGTGACTGGTGAAGAAGTCGACATTAAACTATTCATTGAAAGGGTCAACAAAGACAAGTGGGAAAAGACATACGCTAAGACACTGGCCGAATATATTGGAATAGGCGGCACAGCAAGTTGTAAAGTTTTGGCTTATTTGATTCAGTTTAGGGATTCAAAGAATCTTATTTTAGGAACACAGGAAGGAATTGCTAAGGAGTTGCAGATTTCTAAAAAGACGGTTACAACTGTTTTTGGTATTCTTTACGAAAGGCAGATGCTTAAAGAGGTCAGAAGCGGCTGCTACTTTTTAAGCCCTAATGTGATTTCTTATGGCAATAGAGTCCACGGGGCCATGCTTCTCAGGATATGGGGCGAACTTGATTAATCAATCACAGGGGAACAGAATGAAGAAGTGTAATAAGTGCAATGAATTAAAAGATGAAAAATTGTTTTCATTTAAAAAAAGATCGAAAGACGGACTTTCTACTATATGTAAGACATGCTGTAAAAGAAAGCCATATACAAAAAAACATGTAGATGATCTGGCTACTTATTTTGTTAGTAGGAATTTTTAAAGTTGATTAATCAATCACTTTGGAATACATTAAGTCATGCCATACACCAAAGAACAGCATAAACTCTTCTGCTGGCTTGCTTCCAGTGATTCAGATAAAGCTAAGAAGAAGCGTAAAGAGCTTAAATTAAGCAAACAGGCAGCAATGAGACTGTGTAATGAAGGCATTAAAAGAGATTAATATGAGCTTAGAAGCAACCCTTACTGTTATGATAGACGAGTTAAAGAAGCTAAACGAGAACATAACTGAGCATAACGACATTATGTTAAGCCACGAAGATTTATCATTAATAAAAGCCCGACAGATAATGGATTTAAATAAAGTCCCTTACGAAAATAGAACGATTATGTGGATTGACGAAAAAGGAATAGAGCATATAGTATCTACTGGAGATAATGGCGAGCTATTACAACATAGTAAATCATATAAAGGTGAGTGACCCTAAACAACAACTCTACCAGGCATTAAAGGAAAAAGCCGAATACATAAAGACACACAAGCTTGAATACTTTGACCCCTACACGTGGCAGGAAGCCTTTATTAATGATAAATCGAAAAGCAAGGGGCTTCGCTGTGGAAATCAACAAGGCAAGACATTTTGTGGTTGTGCTGCTGACGCTTTTGACTTAACCGGACTCTATCCAGATGACTACAAGGGATTTAAATATGAAAAACCAATCACTTTAGTCGCAGGCTGTGTTAATAACGACAAAACTCGTGACATACTCCAGAAAGAACTCTTTGGTGATCCGATCGAATGGGAGAAGGAACTCGGAACGGGATGGATACCAAAACACTGTATAGGCAAGATTCAGAAGAAAAGAGGCGTACCAGACGCCTTTTATAATATTCGGATTAAGCATTTCACCAACGGTAAGTTTGATGGCTGGTCTAAAATAGTCTTCCTGGCTTACGAGATGGGAAAATCTACATGGATGGGCCACCAGGCTGACATAACCCACTTAGATGAAGAACCTCCAGAAGATATATTAGAACAAGCCTCGCGATCAGCGATTGCTACCGGGGGACGTATCAGAATTACATGGACGCCTGAAAACGGCATGACAAAAGTCGTCAAGATGGTACAGGAAGAGTGGAGTATGCACACCGCCGAATGGAAAGACGTTGCTGGTGAAGACTTTGATATAGAAGTTGAAGGCGAGAAATTCGAGTTTAAGACGGTCTATACGAAGTTCGGCAAGAAAGGTCATTTAACCAAAGATAAAGTACTCTCTGCTCAAAAGAACATTCTTCCATATCAGATGAAGATGAGGATGAGGGGGATCCCCGTTTTGGGAAGTGGGTTAGTCTTTGCTTATCCTGAAGAATCCTTTAAGTGTGATCCGATTGAATTTCCAGATTACTTCAAGTTTATTGACGCTATTGATTTTGGTGGTCTCTCTTCGACTGCTCATCCGACTGCCTTTGCCAGAATAGCCTATGACCCTCAGATGGACATAATTTACGTCTATGACGGGTTTAGAATGATTGGTAAGGAAATTCCTGTTATCGCTTCTCACATCATCATGAAGCCTAATTCAGACATAATCCCCGTTATATGGCCTCACGATGGTAATAAGATTACCGGACAGGGCGAGTCTACGAAAGACCAGTATATAAAAGCGGGTGTAAATATGTTTATCGGAGAGAATCCTGATAAAAGCCATTTCACCAATCCGCCGAGTGAAGACAAAGCAGAGGGAACGGGTGGAATACAGATAATGCCTGGAATTACCGAGATTTCAACCAGAATGAGTGATGGACGATTCTTAGTAATGAGGCAAGTAAATGATTTCTTTGAAGAATATAGAAGTTTTCATATGAAAAGCGGTAAGATAGTCGATGTAGACGATGATTTTATGTCTGCTGTACGTTATGGGGTACAATCTATACGACACGCAGTCAGCCTTAATGAAAAGGTCATAACATTTAATTATAACAATAGTTCGGTAAGTAACTGGATGGCAAGCTAATGAAAGAAAAGAAAGTAAGTCAGAAAAGACAGGAAGAAATCTTGGAAGAAGCCCGTAAACGCTTCAAGATAGCTTTCGAGGCAGAAGCATCTCAACGAGAACTCGAACTAGACGACATTAATTTCAGAAATGGCGACCAGTGGTACGAAGAAGACCGTAAACAGAGAGAAACAGATCACCGACCTGTTCTTACAGTGAATAAACTCGAACAAAGGGTAGATCAGGTAACAGGAGATCAGCGAATGAACCGTATGGGGGCAATTATAAGACCCTTAGACTCCGGTTCTGGTGGTAAGCAGGGAAATTACAATCTTGCTCAACTCATGGGCGGGATTATAAAGAACATTGAAGCCGTCTCTAATGCTAAACAAGCCTATGATACGGCTTTTGACCATGCAGTAGGTCACGGACGAGGTTACTGGCGGATTATCACTGAGTATTCCAGTGATGACACTTTCGACCAGGACATAACGATAAAGCGGATAAATAATCATTTCAGAGTCTATTTAGACCCTTCCGCTGAAGATGTGACTAAAAAGGACGCTAAATGGGGCTTTGTCACCCGTCTTGTAGATAAAGACGACTATCCAACGGCTAACTGGGATTTTGGTACGGGTGATGATTATACTTTGTGGTATGAGAACGACAAGGTAAGAATAGCTGAATACTTTAGACTTGTACCTGAAAAACACATTATCTGGATGATTGATGGCAAAGCGATTAAAGTCAAAGACTCCAAAACCGACATAAGGGACGAACTTACTTTAGAAGGCGTAGAACCGACAAAGACAAGAGAAGTTGATTGTTATAAATGTGAATGGTTTGAAGTTAGTGCTAATGAAGTCTTTAATGAAAAAGAATTTCCGTCAAAATACATTCCAATCATCCCCTGTTACGGTAAAGAACTAAATGTCAAAGGAAAGACCTATTATCGCGGTGTTATTCGATACGCCAAAGACCCACAGAGAATTTATAATTACACTCGTACTGCCTCAGTAGAACAGGTCGCTCTCGCACCTAAAGCGCCGTGGGTAATGGAAGAGTCCCAACTTGGCAATCATGCAAAGATGTGGGAAACAGCAAATGTTAAGAATTACTCTACGTTAATTTATAAGAACAAAGTCGGCGTACCACCACCTCAACGTCAAGCACCACCGCAGCCTTCTAGTGGCTGGATTTCAGAATCACAGATAGCAGATCAGGACATAGACGCAGCGAGTGGGCTTTACAAGGCTTCACTGGGCGCACCCTCTAACGAAAGGTCTGGCAAGGCGATTAATGCCCGTAAGGTCGAGGGAGACGTTGGTACGTACCATTTCCACGATAATAGAGCTATGTCACTACAGCATTCTTATGAGATTCTGGTAGACATGATACCAAGAGTCTACGACTCACAACGTATTATAAGAATCAAGAAGTTCGACGATCAGGAAGACATGGTTGAGATTAATAAAACCATTATAGACAGGCAGACCGGACGAGTCGTAAAGATGTACGACCTCTCAATAGGTAAATACGATGTAGTTGTCGATGTAGGCGCTTCCTATACAACACAACGTCAGCAGGCTTCTGAGTCTATGATGGAGCTTATCCAGTACGCCCCTCAGCTTGCCGATAGAATTTTAGACATTATAGCTAAGAACTTAGACTGGCCTGGTGCTGAAGAAATATCAGAAAGACTTGCAGACAAACGACCTACCGAACAGCAGATGCAGCAGATTATCGCTGAAGCCGTTGGTAAGGCAATAAACTCAGAGAAAATGCAGATTGAGAAGTTCAACGCCAAGACAAAGAGATGGAAGACTATCGGTGATATATTAGCCGATGGAGACAAGATAGAAGTTGAGTTATTGAAACTTCTCGATGCTAACGGAATTACGGATGAAGAAATCAAGGCAAGAGCCATTGATATAGTTCAACGGATGAATGACGAACTGATGGCGGCAAATACCAGTGTTGAAAGCAGGTTGCAACCACCACAGCCACAAGTCCAACAGGGAGGGCAACCACAGGGGATGCCACCACCTACTAGACAATAATCAATAACTTAGGGTACAATATGAATACTGATCAATCAGAAGTCCTCAATCAAGAAGAAACTACCCTTGATGCCGAGGTCGAAGAAAATGGCTTGCTGGAAGCGGATAGCGGTGCTAACGCAGATGCGGAACAAGTAAGTGAAGAGGATAAAGGTCAAGGGCAAGGACAATCGAAGTCTGCTAATGCAAAAGCACGACTTAGACGAAAACTTGCAGAGTCGGAAGCTGAAAAAGCACGTTTAGCGGAAGATACCCAAAAGCTACATGAAAAACTAGCAACACTGGAATCGAAATTAGAAACAGTGGTCAATCCCCCTCCTAAGAGGCCAAGCAGGGTTGATTTTGAAAGCGAAGAACAATACGAAGACGCATTACTTGACTGGAAGATAGGCGCACCAAAACAAGAGGTAAAACAAGAGGTTAGTCCTCAAGTCCCTCAAGTCCCTCAAGCTCCAAGAATACCAGACGATGTTCTGGAAAACTGGAAGGATAAATGTTTTGAAGCATCTGAAAAATACAGTGATTTCAATCAGGTAGCATTTAGGACAGATGGGTTGAATATAACAACCACGATGTCTGATGCCATTATCGAATCTGATACGGGTGCTGAAGTAGCGTATTTTCTTGGTAAAAATCCAGTAGAGGCGGACAAGATTGCTCGCCTGACTACTGTTCAGCAGGTTCATGAAATAGAGAAACTGGCTAAAAAATTTACTAATTCGATAACAAAAGCGCCCGAACCGATTGAAGTGGCTAAAGGTACGGACAATCTGACAGGAAAAGACCCTGAAAAGATGAGTCCAGATGAATACCGACAATGGCGAAACGCTCAACGGCCAGCGCATTATTAAGGAGAATAGGTTATGAGTAATTCAAACCTCACCCCTACCGTTGTGACAAAGGAAGCATTGACTATCTTGCACAACAACCTGGTTTTTACACGTAATGTAAACAGGCAGTATGACGATTCAAATACTGTGGGTGGTCAGAAAAACGGCGGTTCAGTAAAAGTCCGTCTGCCAAATAAATATATCACATCAACTGGGGCGGCTTTGGACGTTCAAGATAATGCTGAGAACTCAGTAACCTTGACTCAGACCACTCAGCGACATGTTGATACAAACTTTACCACCTCAGAACTGACGAATGATATTGATACATTCTCAGAACGTATCCTACAGCCTGGTATTTCAGTCCTAGCGTCAATGTTTGACTATGACATGATGGCTATTGCTTATAAAGGCGTTGCTAACTCTGTTGGTACGCCAGGCACTACACCTGCAACAACTGCACCTTTGTTAGATGCTCATAAGTATATGAACTACTTTGGTACGCCGCAAAGTCAGCGTTGTATGGTTATGAACCCGGATGCAAATGCTGGATTAGTTGCTGGTCTTCAGGGTTTGTTTAACCCGCAGGGTAAAATTGCTGAGAACTACAATTCTGGTGTAATGTCGATGAATCAGCTGGGCTATCGTGAGCTTGCTATGTCACAGAGTACGCCAACTCACACAAATGGTGCATTCGGCGGTACTGTTTTAATTGATGGTACTGTATCTACGGAAGGTTCGACTACGATCCATGTTGATGCCCTTACTGCTGCTGCCGCAGAACTGAAAGCTGGTGATACATTTACCGTTGCTGCTGTTTATTCTGTTAATCCAGAAACAAAACAGTCTACTGGTAAATTACAGCAGTTTACTTTGACCGCAGATGCAACCGCTGCTTCTAACGAAGTTGATTTGATTGTAACTCCAGCTATGTACACAAGTGCTTCAGGTGGTTTGCAGAATATTGACGCATTCCCTCAAGATGGTGCCGCTGTAACATTTGTCGGTACTGCATCAACAGCATATCCACAGAACTTGGCCTTCCACAAAGATTTTATGTGTGTAGGCACGACTGATCTGGAAATGCCTGATGGCGTACATTTTTCGGCGCGTCAAGTAATGGATGGTGTATCTATGAGGTTAGTACGTCAATATCGTATTGGTAATGACGACATTCCTTGTCGTATAGATATACTGTATGGGGGCGTAGTTGCCCGTGGTGAAACAGCATGTAGAGTGTGGGGTTAATCATGGCTACATATAATGAAATAAGTGATGGACGTCCCGATGGTTGCATGGTCGGTCAAAGCGCAACAGATAAAGTTGGATTCTATGGCACTACGCCAGTAGTTCAACCAGCTCCGGCTGTTGCTGTTGGTACAGACCTTGCAACGGTAATTCTTGAGATAGCAGACCTTAGGACGCAATTAGTTGCTCTTGGTATAATTGCTTCTTGAGGATATACATCGGTATACCGTTTTATGGAGGGGCTAATGCTGGTTTTGTTAGCTCCCTTCTGAAACTGAGGATAGCGCTCCATATCGCAAATTATGATGTGGAGTGCGACATTCACGCAAATTGCAGTATCTTGCCAAAAGCAAGAAATGAAATTGTAATGCGATTTATGTCAAGTGGATTTGACAAGTTACTATTTCTTGATACCGATATGGTATTTAATGTTGTCGATGTTTTTAAGTTAATAAATTCTAAGCATGAGATTTGTGCATTAGATTACAGAAAAAAAAGCGACGACAAGATTGAATACACAAGCGAATTAACAGGACGTGAGAAAGATGGCTGGTTGCAAGCATATTCTGTAGGTGCTGGGTGTATGGTGATATGCAGAAGTGTTATAGAAAAAATGCAGCAGTATAATACAGGCTTGAGATATACTACTGATGATGGCAACGTAGCATTTAGCCTGTTTGATTTTCTTAATCATCAAGGAAGATATTATGGAGAAGATACCACTTTTTGCCGCCGAGCGATTGAAACGGGGTTTGATATATCTGTTTTAAGAGACTCAGAAACAGGACATATTGGAAACAAAGAGTTCCGAGGAAACAGGCATGATTGTACCATTACATGATAATGTTCTTGTAAGGCCGATACAAAACTCTGATACATCAAAAGGCGGAGTTTATATGGGAATGGCTAAAACGACCTTCACTCAGGCCACTGGAAAGAAAGTCCAGAACACAGTAGGAGAGGTTCTTGCTGTCGGTAAAGGTAAAGACCGAAAGAGAGGTAGACGCGCTCCTGATGCACCCATAGGTTCTATTGTGTGCTTCTCTGATACCTGCGGGGTAGAAGTAGAACACGAAGGAGAGAAGCTAAAATTCATCCGTGAGGGCGATATAGCTTTCTTCATGGATAAACCCGATACTGTAGAGGTGGTTTACCGTGATAGCTAATGATCTTATTAAGTCTGCTTTAAGAAAACTGGTTGTCATCCCTTCCGGCGAAACACCATCAACTAATCAGTATGCTGATGGATTATCGGCTTTAAATGATATAGTAGGTTCATGGTCTGCTGTTAAAGACCTTGTTTACGAAGATACTTTAGAAGAACTCACTATTCCAGTCTCTACTCAGAGTTTTACTATAGGAACAACGGGAGACCAGACAACTTCCAGACCAACAGAGATTATACAAGTCAGTCTTAAAGATTCAGATGGTACTGAATATCCATTAACTTCTATGGATTCAACAACTTACGCGCAATATGCCAATAAGTCAATAGCAACTACTCCAAGCAGATATTATTACAGAAAGACCTATCCTAACGGTACTTTTTACTTTAACTGCACAACAGAAGAAGAATATACCCTGGTTTTAACTTCAATGAAGGAACTGACCCAGTTTGCCGATGGTACAACTGACTACGCTCTACCAAAACATTATGAAAGAGCTTTAAAACAGAACCTTACAATAGAAATAGCCCCTGAGATGGGTGCGGCTAAAAGAGTCACGAAGTTAATGGTTATGCAGGCAGAAGAGTCAAAGCAGGTCATCATTGGAAATGCTGTAAAGGTAAATGTCTCTCAGACCGAATTAAGCGGTCGCGGTTCTTACTCTATAAATAGCGGATAATTAATGGAAATCCCACTAACAGTTAATTTAGACATTCATTCATTCTTAGGCTCAACAATAACTGATTATGAATCTGGATTAACTAATTGTGTTCTCCATCTTCACAATGGAAAGACGGTAGTAACACAAAGACCGTCTATCGACATAACTGAAGATGCTTCTGGCCTTGGTTTAAACAACAGGGCGCGAGGGATTTATTACTGGGAATACAACGATACGCTTTATATTGTTCACGATAATGATATTTATGCCGATACGCAGGATTCTACCCCATTAGCTGGTGCGACTGTCGCTGCGGGAACATCAAGAGTTTCCTTTGGCGAAGCTGTTGGCTCTCCAGCATTAGCAATACTAGATTCTGAAAACAATGATCTTTTTTTAGTAACCGATGGAACGCCAGATACTATTGCACAGATAACAACAAATATTCCCGCTACGATTGTTCCCGGTTGTCCTGTCCTCGATGGTTATTTATTTATCATGGACGAGTCTGGAGAAATCCACAACTCTAATCTTGATGACTTTGCCACATGGGGCGCTTTAGACTTTATCACCGCAGAGCGAGACAACGACAAAGGCGTTTATTTAGGAAAGCATCACGATAACATCGTTGCTTTTAGTACAAGGTCTATTGAGTTCCTTTATGACGCTTCTAACGCTACTGGAAGCCCGTTAAACAGACGTCAGGACATTTCCTATCAGATAGGGTGTGCAGACGGTTTAGGCGTGTGGGAGTCCTCTGATGTAATCTATTTTGTAGGCTCAACGGACACAGGGCCGTTAGCTATTTATAAATTAGAAAACTTCCAGATTTCAATGATCTCAACGGATAGTTTAAATTCATTTATCACGCAGGGTAGAACACAGGAAGGGTTCAGGATTAATCTATGCGGTATCGGCTCTCAGGGCGGAGACGTTCTTATTGTGAATATCTATAACCTTAATGGTTCTGGAAATATTAGTCCTGCGTTAACGCTTTCCTATAATCAGGGACTTTGGGGCTTTTGGAGCACAACAATTAACTCCAACACTCTTTTTCCATTAATGGCGTGGACAAAAAGAACAGGTGGAGAGAATTCATCGAATGCTGCAAGAACAGGTCAGGGAATCTTCCATAACGGGGATATAGTCGCTTTAAACGATAAGATGATTCCTGTAGACACAAGACTTGCATTTGATGGTGTCTTTGAGCCAGGGGTCTTTGAAGCAGATGTATTTGTTGCTTCGGCTTCTGATATAGGCAATAACATTGAATCTGAATTAAGACTTGGACTTCAGGATGCAGGTCATTATGGATGGAAGTTCCAGAACTTTGAATTTGTAAGAATGGAGTCTACTGAGAGTTCACAGACATTAACAATTAAGCATTCAGACGAATCAAGCAATAATTTTGGCACTGGAAACACAATAGACACTTCGGATACGAGGAAAGAGATATACCAGGGTGGACGATTCTTAAAACGAAACATACAGCTTGAATATGCAGGTAATGAACAGATATTTTTAGAAGCGTATGGTGCAGACATTGAAGGTGGGGAATGAACCTTGATCCGCCTCCTTCTATTGTTGAACTTGTTAAAGATAACTTCAATGCAGATTCTATCTGGAAGAAATGGCTTAATAACTTATATGAATGGATTAAAGAAAACATGAGCAAAGACTTCATGCTTGAAGTAGCCGCAGGAAATGTTAATGGACATTCCTCAGTTAATAAGTTTGGTGCTAGTTCGTCCGTAGCAGATGGCGTAGCTGAAGAGATATGGGATGGGGCAGCCGCTTATACATGGCCTACAACAGCAAGTATTACCCATGTTCGCGCAGCGGTAGACTCTGCCGCGACTCAGGGGATGGTTATTGAGGTTCAAGGGTTAGATACTGATTACGCGCTTGTTATGCAGGATGCTACGCTGGATGGTACAGATTCAACTACTGAAGTTGTTTTAACGACCGCTTTAAGGCGTGTATTTAGAATAAAGGTAAAAGATGATTCCTCAACAGATCAAGCTATTTGGGTAGGGCCAACAGGATTTGCTACACAACAAGCCATAGTCCAAATAGGTAACAACCAGACATTAATGGCTATATACACTGTTCCTGCTGGAAAGACAGCTTATATTACAAAATACTACGCATCTATTATAGGAGAAGCAGGCCCACCGGCTACTATCCCCGATTTTGTTCTATTCAGATTATGGAATCGTGATAATGCAAACGGATATGCGCCACAACTAAAGCATGAAATAGGGACTGCTATTGTTGGAACAAGTGTTGTTACGCATAAATTTGAACCATATTCAAAAGTAACAGAAAAAACAGACATTTGGCTAGAAGCAACGCCAGATGGCGACGATGCGTATGTTTCTGCTGGATTTGATTTAATCTTGGTAAATAATTAAGAGATAACTAATGGCAAATATTACATCAAGAACAGGCAAGGGAAGCGCAATAACACCGGGTGAATATGATAATAACGTCAATTACCTCAATGGAACACATGAGGCTGATGCTACTACTTCAAGAACAGTAGATCAAACAGATCATGGAAAGACGATTGAGTTTACTTCCGCGAGCGCGGTTACTGTCACTTTAGATTCAATAGCCACTATTCAGGCAGCAATGGATTCATCGGTTAATGACTTTATTGTATGTTTAATAAATACAGGTTCTAATGTAGTAACAATAAACAAAGACGCTGGTGATACCTTTAATGTTGGAACGTCTGTTGTTTTAAATACAGATGAAGTTGCTATCTTACAGACCTCTGGAACAACCCAGTGGAACGTAATAACCACAAGGAGAAACCTGTTTGATGGTGTTACGGCTGGAACAGTTACTGCTTCAAAAGCTGTTGTTGTTGATGCCAGTAAGAATATAGGCGAATTCTCTACAATAACCTCTCTAAGAGTTAAGGGTACGTCAACATTAGAAATGTATGCTGATGGTGCTAATTTTGTTGCTCTTAACTATTCTGACGGAACAGGCGGAGTTAATTTTTATGATGGAGCAGCCGGATTAGTTGCCTCGGTAGACAATGCTGGCGAGGGCACTTTTACTAATCTAACTGTTGATAACCTTAATATTAATGGCAACACAATTTCAACATCTTCCGACTCTATATTTCTTAGCCCTGTTGCTGGAGCTGGTGTTATATTAGATGGAACAATAACTGCTGATGGCGGTGTTGTTACAGGAGCTACATCAATTACATCGACTGATTTTGTTGGTGATTTAACAGGAGATGTAACAGGGAACGTAACAGGGAACGTAACAGGTAATTTAACAGGAGATGTGACAGGAGATGTAACAGGTGATGTAACAGGAGATGTAACTGGTGATTTAACTGGAGGTGTCTTATCTGTAGGTGGTCAGGCAGATTTAGACGATGATGTTTTAGCTGGAGTAAAGCAATGCCTTGCAGGATATACAAATTTTCCTCTACCAACGGCAGATTTTGGAATCTTAACAGTAACTACGTTTGGCGCAACAACTATATGCCAATCATGTCAGACAATTAGTACGACAGATGCCGATAATCGTATTTATATAAGAAGTTCACAAAATACAGGAACAACATGGTCTGCATGGCAGCAATTATAACACTAAGACAAATGCGGGTTTTTATTTAAGCTATGAACGCACAAGACTACTTAATGCCTAAACATGAAAGATAAATTAATGCTAAATAGTCTTTATATAGCTCTTCTTCCTTTATTGAAGAACGATAATAATGCAACATCGTTTTGTATTGATTTAATGAGCATCTGTCAGGTATGGGATGATTTGATTGACAATGATGACTGTAAAGACGATGATATTAATGGAGTTTTTGATATTCTATTATTTAGGCTTCCGGTAAATCCATTTTATCTGAAGTATCAAAGTAGCTTAATGCCATTGATAATGAACGCGAAACTAAAATGGATGGATGCAAACAAAATGGAAAATGAGAAGCAAGGTGAAGATTTACACATGGCTTATATGCTGAGGGCTGAGATTTACAGTATTTTTGCCTACGTTGCTTTTCTTGTTGGTGGTTTTGAATATTACAACGAAGTCGGCGTTGAAATACGCCGATTGTACGGTGAAAAAATGAGCGAATTTATAGAGGAGATGCAAAATGCCTGATCCAGTCTCAGCACTAGCCGGTGCTACAGTAGGAAGTGCCTTTATTGGCAGCAGAGCAGCAGGTAAAGCAGGTGATACAGCAGCAGGCGCAGCAGACAGGGCAGCACAACTACAGTTTGAGCAATATCTACAGTCAAGAGAAGACTTAGCGCCTTATCGCAATGTAGCAACAGGCGGACTACAGACTGAGTTTAATAAATTTAAGCAGGAGATGATGCAGTATTATCCTGGCACATCTTCTGAGCAACTTGATTCGATTGCAAGATGGAAATTTGCTAATGATAATGGCATTGCCCCTGAAGAACTTGACATTCAATTAGCGAAACCAGCCGGTGGTGCGCTTGGTGAATTATCTAACTACGGAACAAGCAAGGTTGATCCTGGTGAGTATATTCCTGAATCTGATATCCCTCAATATAATAATATAGGGCTTGACGGACTACCTGCGGTTGAGGGTGGAGTGCCTGATTATAATGTTCAGGGTGATGTGTCTCAGTTTGATTATCAGAATCAAATACCAGAATACAATGTAGACCAGTCTCAAAATGCTTTTAATGTACAGGGCGATATTCCCGAATTCGATTCTACTCAGTTTGATATTTATAAAGACCCTTCTTATGAGTGGCGTAAAGACGAAGCATTAAGAGCTGTTAATCGTGAAAATGCGCCTGGAAAACTTAATTCTGGAAACCGTCTTGTTGCCTTACAGGACAGGGCAAGCAACTTAGCATCAACTGAATACGGTGCAGCAAGAGACAGGATGGTTCAGGATTATGGTATTCGACGTGAGAATGAGGCTACTGGTTACGGTAGAGACTTAACAGCTTACGATGCCAACCGAGCGATTAATCAGGAAGGCTATAGTCGAGCCAATACTGCTTATGATATTAACCGTCAGAATGAAGCCAATATGTATGGCAGAGCAACAGGGGAGTATGGTCTTACAAGAGCAGCAGAAGACGCAAGGTATGGTCGTGACTTAACCGGATACGAAGCAGACAGGCAGAATGCCCTTACAAGGTATGGATTCTCTACAGACGCTTACAACAGGGCTTATGGCTTAAATACAGACCAGTACGGACGTAACACCGATGCTTACAATGCTAACGTAGGCAGGGAGAACGCTTTGTACAATCGCGGTGTTGGCAACTTTAATATCGCAGCAGGACAGGAGACAGATTACTTAAATCGACTAGCTGCTTTATCCCAAGTTGGACAGACAGCAACGAACGCAACAACCACGGCAGGCACTAACTATGCCTCTAATGCCGGTAATGCAATGATTCAAGGTGGTAATGCACAAGCAGCAGGTATTGTTGGTCAGTCGAATGCGATAAGTAATGGCGTGAACCAGTTAAGCTATCTGTATGGTCAGTCACAGCAACCACAGTATTATCCACCTCCAACACAGGCTGGATTTGCTGGTTACTATGGGACGAACCCCGGAAGCCAACAATCGAATATGCTATATAATCAAATGTACGGCCCAATGACAGGATTATAATAATGCCTATTAACTCATTGATAAATAACATGCAATTTGCTAGTCCTGCTACTTCTTATTACAAGGCTAAAGCAGATCAGCAACGTGGACAGATGAATAACCTTGCTATGAGGTCTACTCAGCAGACGATGGGAATGAATCAGGAAAAGATGCAGATGCTAAAAGTTGAGAAGTTCATGGAATCTGTTTCTCCCGCCTTGAAGAAACTTGCAAGCCTGCCTGATGAACAAAAAGCCGACTTCTACAATAAAGCCGTTGCCCCGTTTGCAACACAGCAAGCACAGCAATATGGTGTCGATCCTACAAAGATTCCGCCACAATGGAACGAGCAGACAGAACAAAATTTAGCCCCTATCTTGGCTAAGTTTGAGCCTAAGTATAAAGAAGCCACTGGAAGTCCTGAATATGGCATACAGGTTGATGATGAAGGGAAGAAAACATCTTATGGTTCACGACCACCAGTAGGAGATAAGATCACAGCAACCGCAAGTACAGGCGTGAATCCATATAATAAAAAAATGGCAGAAGATTTCTTTAAATCAAAGGAAAAAGTACCAACAGCATTAAAGTCACTTAGAAATCTTGAAACAATGGAAGGATTATTAGATGAAGGAATGATGACAGGAAGTATGTCAGATGTTCAGCTTACAGTTGGTAATTTCCTTAAAAAGACAGGTTTATGGGATGATAAAAATGGGCTTGTTAAAAATACGCAGACTTATTTTTCTGCGACAGCAAAAGAAACAGCGAACATTATTAAAGACTTTGGCGCTGGAACAGGATTATCAGATGCAGACAGAGAGTACGCATTAAAAGCGGCTGGTGGCGATATAACAATGGATGAAGAAGCATTAAGGAATATTATAAAAATCAACAGGGTTGCTACAATAAACACGATTGCAAACTGGAACCAGGAAGTTGATTTACAGGATGAAACTCTGCTTCCTAACAGAGACAGGTTTAAGATTGATTTACCAAAAGGATATATGGAATCGGTAAGTAATTATGATAAAAAGTTTGGGTATACTGGACGAAGCGGTAAGAAGTCTGAAGACTCTGATGTTAAAGTTCATAAAGTAGATTGGTAATGAGAGAATACCAAACACAAGACGGGATTATTTTAAGGAATGTTCCTGATGATATTCCTGATGAGCAAATTAAGGCAAGGATTCAACAGGAACGCGGACTGCTTAAAAAAGGCTCAGATAGCATGAAAATGGAGAACCCTTCTGAAATAAATGGTCGGCCATTAGAACCACAAAAAATAGACCAGACAAGAGGAATGGGGGATTATGAGAAAAGAGCTTTTGAAATATCAAAATCAGATATAACAGGGGTGGAAAAAGCACTACAGTCAACCGCGCTTGGTCTGGACTACATTTATGATACGGCCGCAAATGAGGTATCTGAGTTTATTGCAGAAAAACCAAAAAGGTTTATAGGCAATACAATGAAATCTCTTGGAAACGCGCTTGGTCTTGCTTTAAAAACACCAACTGGAATCGTTGGAATTAAGGCGTTAAAAGAAGGGAAAGAGCAATGGGCTGATTTTGAGCAGGAAAATCCAAGATGGGCCGCTGACATGAAAGCTGTTGGTATTATTGGCTCAACAGCACTGATGGGAAGTAGGCCAGCAGCAAAACTAACGAAAAAAGTATTCTTCGGAAGAAATGATTATCTTAGCGATCTTTTAAAGCCTATAAAAATTAAAGATATAAATCTAAAGAAAAACATAAGAACAGAAGGGTTAAAAGGAAACATTGTATATAAACCAAGTCTCGAAGACAAAGAAATAATCAAGGTACTGGATAGTATTGATGAACTAAAAACAGGATATCTTCCTGCAAGGACTTATGAAATTATTGATTCTCGAATTGCAACTGAAGCGAATAAGCTAAAAGAAAAATTAATTGCTTCTGGCAAGAGCGTTAATAATAATGAAATAAAATTGACATTGAACCGTGCAATTAACAATTTTGATAGGCAATACGATAAATCAAAAAGATTGTCCAAAAAAGAACGCTTTGAATTTATAGACGACTCTCTGGACAGGATTGGAAATCCCCAAACAACAGCAGAATTGCTCGAAGCAAGAAAGGCTGCTGATAAAAGATTCCGATTTTTTAGCAACGATAGAAGAATGAAAGGCGAGCTTATTCCAACAAGAGAGGAATTAAAATGGCGATCAGTTAGGGATTCGTTAAATGGTCTTCTTGAAATGAAAGAGCCTGGATATAAAGCAGACATTAACAGGCAACATTTAATGTATAAGTCTTTAGACTCTATTGAAGACAAGGTTTATAAGCAGATTGCTGATGAAGGAAGGACGTTTATGCAGAAGGTAGAGGACAAAGTACCGCTTCCGACTATTAGAATTAGAAGATAATAACAGAACAAGAGGAATAAAGACATGGCAGACAATCCAGTAAGACCAGGCGTAGCGAGTGAGTATTATGTAGACCCTACCACTGGACAGAAATATGTATTAATCAAATTAGGTGGCACAACAACAGCCGATGGCAGAGAGGCTGGGCTGGTTGAATCACTACCAAACGAACAGGTAGATATTGTTTTAGACGCGGCCTGCGACCTTATGGGAATACGTTTCGGTGCGGCTGGTACAGTAGATATTAAATTCACTAATGACTCTACGGCTAAGCGGTGGACTGTAACTGTCGGGGAAATCATTTACGGGCGCATTATCGAAGTAACAACAGGTGGAAGTGTTGCTGTTGGCGATATGATAGGACTGAAATGAGCAGCTTCTTACGTGCTTATGTCTGGGGATCAACATTAATGAAGCGTGCTGTTGCTATTGTTGTACCGGCTGGAACAAGAACATACATAACAGGCACAAGAACAATCGTCGGTGGTGGCGATAGGACACACTTATGACAACTATTAATAGTTTATCGGCACATGCCGGAACACTTGCCCTTACTGATGTAGTCGAAGGCGAAGTTCCAGGTTCAAGTTCATTTAAGATGACACTGGCTGAGTTGAGGACTTTATTACAGGCCAGTATGGCGGGGGTTGGCGCAAATACAACGGTCGTTGGAAACGCTTATACTATTGCCAATGGTGCAACTGGAGCCTCCGTTATATCTGTCGGCGGGAACATCCTATGCGATCATGCAACTGGCTATTCTCAGCATATTGGGTGGGACTTGGTAAATACAGGTCGTTTTAATACTTTAATTGGGAGTAGCATTAAGGTATCAGACTCAGGTGGTGTAGATGGCCCTGATTTTGGCGTTTATATAGGGCGTAATGTGAATTTAGGGATTGATAACCCGTCAGGGTATGACAAACAGATATTAATTGGTGCTGAACCAAAAGCAAGCTCGCAACAGATAATCGTGATCGGCGACATGGATGCAAGTGCAACTAATTATATAGGCCATGTTTATATTGGTAATAGCATTCGCAACACACATACGGGTGTTGGTGGCGATTGCTCAGTTGTAATAGGTTATGATATTGATGCCTTTGGTGGTAGGAACGTAATTATTGGAGGCGAGTCTCTAGCTGAGGCTGTTAGTGTTACGCAGGTTGGCTATGCAACAAGAGCATCAAACGCGCACAGTATTGTATTGGGAAGAACGGCGGAAGACCCGCCAACAGCTATTGGCGCAGGTAGCTATAACTTTACGCTTGGTGGGGTTAGTACTGACAGCCAGGCTAATCATATATGGGTTGGCAACGGTTGGGGGCATAGGTACACAGACCAATTAGCAAGCACAAATAATTTTAATCCGACCACTATTGATACTTTCTTACACGGATATGACGCCTACGATGCAGTTGATGGATCAACGGTTGATATTGGTGGAGGGGATTTAATTCTTGCTGCTGGCAGGTCAACAGGCTCAGGCGTAGCAGGTTCGGTACTTTTGCAGACTGGTGACGGTGTTGACCTGACAGGTAATGTTAAGCAAGCACTTGAGACTGTAATAGAGGCCGCTGAAGGTAATAAGATCGGACTTTATGGCACTACGGCTGTGGCGCAGGCAGCAGCATTAACAGCAGCGGACGCAGCAACAGTTGATGGGACTTATGGAGCAGAGGAGGCTGGCGTAATTAATAACTTGAGAACTCGCTTAGGAGAGGTAGAAACCGCTTTAGCAAATATAGGACTAACAGCATAATGAACTTATCCCCACAAGCAATAGAATTACTGGAACAAACAGTAGCGCAATCAAACTATCCCGGCCAGCTTGCCGAGGTTGTTGTTGAAGTTAAACAGTTTCTTCTTGAACTAAAGAAAGATGCGCCTAAACCTAAACAAGATTAATCAGGGAAGTGTTATTGACCTTACAGGGCTTACGCAAAGCCTTGAAGTCACTGGCGACAAAGATATTGATTATGACATATCGCTAACCCTGAATGATTACACGACTGTTTATATTGACGATATCACCTTCACAGGCCAGTTAAACTTTAAATCCGGCGCAGACTCAAGACATTTTGAATGTCATGCTAATTTTAAAGACACTGACGGTTTTGGGTTAAACCACACGGGGGATACTAAAGGCAATATAAACCGTGTAGATTATGCCCGAATAACCGGGCTGTATAATAACTCAGGGTTGAATTGTAATTCCGGCATACGACACCTAAATCTTGCCGTTGAAGTTATTGATTATACAGGTGGTGGTTTATGCGCTCCGACTTACATTTACAGCAAGGAGACGTATGAGAAATGGCATGGTGTATGGATGCAATATACTGACTATCTGGAAGGTCGAGTTAAGTTAGTCGGTGGCGGTGCTGGCTGGTTTATGTCGATGAATGATGTTATTGGTAGTCCTGATAATCCATTTACGATTGAAGATGAAATGTTAGGCCGGGTCAATGGTGAGATTATTAATGTTGATACTATTGGCATGAATACGCAAACAGGGAAAATAGACGCACTACAGCATCATGGCGAAACTGATATAAGACGTTATTTTAAGCTGATAAGTGATGGTAATAATAAATTGCGCTATCCGTTTTTAGTCGAAGCAACAAGTGAAGCCGGGTTATCGTATAAAACAAATAACATTGATTTTGAGCTTGTCAACCAGGTTGCATTAAAACCGGCGTTTATCGGTGTAACTAATGATGGCGACATTGTGGATAATATCAGGCTTCACGGGACAGGGAATATACAGATTATTGATGCAACTAATGTAGATATATCAGGGATACTGGTTACATGAAAATAGACCTCCAACAAATAAGCCTGTACGACACCAAACTTGTGCAGATAGCTATGTTATTAGAGTCTCATTTTGGTGTTGAGTTTAAATTGACATCTGGATACAGAGACGGTGATTCTGGAGTTCATGGAACAGTACCTTGCAGGGGATTAGATTTAAGCTGTCCTGATCCTTACTTCGGTAAATTAATTGCTGAGTTTCTAAATAGTATCTACGAGTACGATGCAGATAGACCGGATTATAAGGTGTGCCTGTATCATGGTGAACCGCTACATATTCATTTACAAGTACACCCGAATACAAGATTAAGATAGGATGACACAGTCATGCAAGACGCTTTAGGTGATGAATATTGGATTAAGGACTCTGGTACACATATTCATTTAGAGACTAAATCCTTTCCGATGAAGAGATTATAGGGCGGCCATGTGGAATCTAAACAGTCAATATCTCCGGCAGTCGCTATCGCAGCTACAGGCATGTTTCTCGGTGTCATTGCCACGCTTCTTGTATCTACAATGGCCAGACTTGACGACAAAGCAGAAAAAGCGGACACAGGGGACAGATGGACTGGAAAGATGCAGGAAATACAGCATGAGTGCGAAAAAGGAAAAGAGGCACTCAGGCAGGAGCGTGAGACATTACGTGATGAATCTTCCGAGTGGAAAATGAAATACTACGATGCGGAAGCTGAGGTAAAAATGCTCAAAATGTTTAACGAGAAGTTGGAAGCTGATACCCGTACCCGCGATATTCTTGAAATTAAGCAGTCGATTAAAAAGGATACTGTGAAATGATTAAATTAAACGCAGAGGTCATGATCTCTAACATAATCCAGGCGCTTATCCTTGCTGGTATACTTGGAACTATTGCAGTATTGCTTGAGATTAAGGATTTAATTTCCGATTTAGATGTTAAGTCATCGGTAAATGAAACAAATATTATTCACGAGTCGAAAAGGAACGATCATCAGGACGTTGAAATAGGTAATTTGAGGGAAGGATTGATCAACACTAGCGAAGAAGTAAAAAACATTAAGAGGATATTGAAATGAGAAGAGTCAGCATGTCTCGCCCACCACCAAAGAAGAAAGCACCGCCAAAGAAGAAGACCCCGCGCAAGAAAGTACCGCCTAAAAAGAGTGATGAGAAAAGATACGCCTGACAATGATCTATGGTCACTCATCAGAAGCATTAGCATACTGGCTATTATTGCTGTTATTGCTTACTTTGCGTTTGAGTTGTATTCTGAAGAACGCACTATTTATTCTGGTGGGGCGTTTTTTGCCAACAAAACTTAAGAGGTTATTATGAGATATTCAATATTATTGGTTGCTGTTTTATCGCTAACCGGCTGCAAAACATGGGGCGACATTAAGGATTTTATAGAGGGCGAGCCATTGAAGGCTAAAGATTGCCTAAGTATCTCAGAAGATGCTGCTCAGAGGGCGTACAAGTCCACTGAGGGCGATATTGTAGCGAAGGGTACGGCAGCCGCTAATGTAGCTAAAGACGTTTATACAGCGTGTATAGGTGAGTAATGTATAAAACAAACTACACAATTAAATATTACAGTGAACGGTATAAAAAACACGTAACTGTTCCGCAGGGCTATCTAACAGATGGCGCGACTGGTGCTATAGATATACAGTCAGAAGCATGGAAGGTTCACGACTGGCTCTGCGGTAACTGGTTAGGTAGTGGTCCTAAACCGATAGGCGGCGTATTTGATGACGGGACTAAGTGTAATAACAGGCAAGCATCACAGATATTGAGTGATATTTTAAAGTCAGAAGGTCGCTGGATCAGGGCGCAATACTGGTATACCTTCACATGGTTGTTTGGCGGCGGAAAGGCTCGTGAAAATGGTATGTGGTGATTACCTAATCAGGGGCAAGAATCATGTACCACCTTTCCACAATTAACACAGCATCGCTTATATTCTATCCACTGTCTGTGTCCGTATCTTGAATCAGTGGCGAGTATAATCATCTTTTCTTTAGTTTTTTTGTGCTTGCATAGCATGTATTTTTTCATGTGTCACCTTGTAAACATTCTTCTATGTCAGTTGTACTTATCTTCCACAGACTCTTAATAACTGCTCTTTCTGATGTAGTGAACGGCCCTCCATACAGAGGCGCAGTGATTAGTAGCTTCTGTACTTTATAATCGAGGTCATTCCACCATCCAGAGGCTTCTGTAAGCATGTCTGAGGCGATAAACTCCTTAATCTGTGCTATCTCGTCACTGTAGGCATAAACAGCCCTACAGAGAGCCTGGGTGCGCTTTAATCTTTGTTTTAATAACATGACCTCCTTGTCATGCTCATTGTCGCTGTTAGCTATGATAGCCATCAGAACGGAATATCATCGGTAAACCCATCATCAGGTGGATTTCTTTCATCAATAGGAGATTGGAAGTCTTCCTTAACTTTCAAGTCTTCTGACTTGAGAATCATTCCCTGGATACCTTCACTTAAAGTGTCAAATACCGATGTATCTCCGTTTCTGTAGTCTTCCATTGAGAAGATAGTAGAAGGGTTTACCTGATCTTCCATAGAAGTGCCTTTAGGAAGGCCTGAGACGCTGCTGACGCGACTTTTACCTTTCTTATCAACTACCGATAGCATAGCGGGAACACCAATCAATTTAGACACGTCAAAGCCTGCTTCTTCTTCTGGAGTAAACTGTCTACCCCTCCATGAAACTAAATCCTGACCCATATTAGACTTTGGATGAAGTGATAAGGTGTAGAACTTGGAAATAGCCAATGGTTGACCGTCTTCAAGTCTTTCTGTCGGAACCTCCCAGGCAACCATGACCTGATGCTTAACTGACACCTGACCTTCAAACTCATTTCTCTGATGACCTAAATCAATTATCATGTAGCACCGTCCAAAGTGAGTACCAGGTTCTAATTGTTTAAAGTCACCGCCTTCATTTTTTGCGATTATAGACATTTCGTTTACCTCTGTTTCGTTTATGTTGGCAATTAAGGTTTGCCAGTTACCTAAAAACATTCTTCCAGAGTATCAAGGAACTTCTGAAATTCTAGATCATTCTCCAGCTCTTTCTGTATCTCATCAGGATCACAATAAGACCCATCACTGTAATAATCTACTTCCCGCTGTTGTTTAATCAGATTAATACCGTTCTGTTCCTGTTGTCTCAAGATTTCAGTCATTATCTTGCTCATTTTATTCTCCGCTTACTGTATGTATGTGCCAGAACATTCTTTTTTCATATTCTTCGCGTGTGCAATTAAGCATACCTTTATTTCTATTCCAATAGTCGTCGCTCATTTCAGTCATTTTATCTTTAGCTCTTGACTCATCATTAACTACTGCATATTCAACAGAATCATTACAGCATATTACGTGTACTTTCACTTTCTCATCCTCTTTTTGAATATAATATTACATCTGCGTTCTAGTGCTATTTGTGCGGTCATAGCTTCCTGTAGTAATTCGTTTGCCTGTTTGACCATTGGTATCGGTTTCATGTGTTAATCCTCATACGGTGCCTGTAAGCGTGCCTTTTCGTGAGAAATAAGGTGTTCCTGTTACCTTTTTCCGTTTAGCTATCCCTAAAGCCTTTCTGTTCTCATAAAGCCATGTTTTCAGCCAGTGAATATCATTAGTCTCGAAACTTCGTTCGCCATCATATTCAGTGACTTTGATTGATGATGGTAAAGTTGAGCAGATATTATTCAGTTTTCCTGTACCGAGATAAGCGGTCATATCACCATGTAGAAAACCTTTTGCATTACACAGCCATACGTCCCATATTGTGCCGATAATATCTACAGTGACGTTATGACCATAAAGGACATATCTACCATCCATTTCCTTGATAGAAGTCTTGGCAAACATATCAAATATTTCTGTTAATTCTTGTTTAGTCATTTCCCCACCACTGTCATTAGTTCACGTACTCGCTCTTGGGCTACTTCTAGTCGTACCGTGTCGCGCACAAGTTTTAGTACCTCTGTAACATAATCCTTGTCCTGCTTATCTGTAATCTCAAGACGCTCAATCATTTCTTTAGCTGTTTTCTTTATGTTCATTGTGAGACCTTTTTAGGATAATCAATATCCCATTGTTCTTTTTCAGAAAACGATACAAAGTTTCCATGTTTATTAAACTCCCCTTCATCAATACTAAAGTATCCACCATAAAGCGAAGAACAAATCTTAATTTTAGGGTATAGCGCATAAAGTTTATCAATAGACCCCTTAACATCATTCAACACTATATCAACATCGAAGAATTTACCCTCGTCCCAGTAGTGAGCGTAATCACAGCCAATTTTTACTGTAATGGGTTCACCATCGGCTCCACCCTCTTTGCTGTAGTAAGTGATACCACAATGCCAATCAAGGTCTGCAATATTAGTTGCATAATAGTCATGCGATAAACGGCCTTTATCATCAAAAACAGGTTCTAATATAAAGTCTTTTCTATATTCATCTGGCAGTTGCTTTTCATTTATTAGCAAGTAATAACACCATGTCCCATCAGGCCGATAAGTATCATCGACACCATGCAGTGATATTAAAAAGTTAATCCCTTTATAATTGCCTGAGTATTTTGTAGCTTTGTTTAATTTAGTGTTCATTCTTGTCCCCCTAACTCTTGCAATACGGTCTTTTGTGCGTGCGTACTTTTCGTCGTATGTTTCGTACATCTTATTCCCCTATATACCTAAATCATTCTCAATAGCATTAACTATGCTGTTGTTCAGCCGCTCTTTAATCTCTGGATAGTGGCGGATAATGCCTGCTATCACTTCAGGATACGCCTCAATAATTGCCTGAAGATCAAAATCAATTACCCCGCCCTCAATAAATGCCGTCTGATATTGACGCGAAATCTCCCCCTCAATAATAGACTCGATAATATCTGCGTCTTGTCCAACGTAATAGGCAAGATTGTCATTATCAGCCCATACGTTTTTAGTTCTGGCATCAAGCTCGGTACTGAGTGACTCTGATGCCATCTGAGAACGATCCCATTCAATTTGATCTATGTCTGCCTGGTCTGTCATTACTCCCCCTTGAAAGCTTTGGTGATTGCTTCAATTGCTTCCCGCCTGAAATCCATTGCTGTTCTTAGCCCCATTTCATCGTCCCAGATTTAGTGTGTCCACAAACTGAGCATTCCCACCACTCAGAGCTTACAATGCCATCGTCAAGATCACCCTCAGTTAGCACCATTGGCCTGTTGTGGCATCGTGGCGCGATCTTTAAAAGATGCTCTTCTTCTTTTTTATAAACATCTTGCATATCAGACATTATTTTGTTTATTTCTACCTGATCCATAATCAACTCCAAAATATAACAATTTAATAAAGTTCGCCTACGGCTTGGACGCTGCAAAAAGCGCAGCGCCACTTATCACCGCGTTATGAGTGTAAAGGGTTTTCAGCCCGGTACTGCTCAATCGTTTTACCAAAGTGCTGTTCTGCACATTCTTTACAATAAAACACACTGCAATATAAACAACGGTGCATGTCCTTCCACGATACTAATTTTAGACAAACGCACCGTACTTTAATAAATTTTGCTGGTATGCCATCATCTTCCTGCATTCTTATAAAGCGCAATTGCTCATAAATAATTTGTTGCTTTGTTTCTGCTTTACCTATGTCTAAACACATATCTCTGTCTCCATAATAGCCCAAGCACAAGCTAACTCTGCTTCTTTGATTGTTTCCCCATGTTCAGATTGACCGCTTTCACAAGACCACCATAATTTGCCGTCAAAATCGAATGTTGTATCAACTTTAAACTTCTCCCTGAATATCTCCATGCACCTTGCGTCTTCGAGATTCCATTCATTATCTTCATCATCGTAAATCCCGTTATCAAATCCATGATAAACGCGCTTGCCGAGTTTTTTTGCACTCCACTTATTCAGCTTTGTTAAATCTTTATCCATCACCTACCCCTTATCACTATGATTAACCCCGCCACAGCCACTACCAGGAGGCATAGGACGGGGACTGCTATTGATATTGGTATTATTACCATTCAAACAGACCTAGACCTACACCAAGACTCAGACCCAGACCCAGATTTAGACCCAGACCAATATTTAGATTTAGACCTAGACCTAGACCCAGACCCAGACCCAGACCCAGACCAATATTTAGATTTAGACCCAGACCAAGACCTAGACCCAGACCTAGACCCAAACCCAGACCTAGACCCAGACCTAGACCTATACCATTTTTGCTTCTTGCCCCTTATCATTTAACAAGCCCGAAAGACTCAATACATGAAAGCTGAACAAACAAGTCATTGGGTAGGTCTTGCGCGTCCTTCCATTCTTTATTAGAAAAACTGCCTGTTTCGTAAACAATCTTTGGGTGTTGCAATAATACACAGGTGTCGTTAACGCCAACTAATTTGCCTGTGTATATGTAGTTTAGGCTAAATATTGTTATTACCTCGCCCATCAATGATTCCATTCCAGACTCTTCTGTTATTTCTATTAATTTCTTCATCTCTTTCCTCTTTTGTGATTACTTACTTTCGATTGCCAATAAACTCTGTATCTTCTCGTCAATCCGCTTACATTTAGACTCAGCTTCAGCCCTGATATTTTGTTCTTCTTTCCTCATTCCTTCAATAACACCTTTGGTTATGGCTTCACGGCTGGCTATTTTGAATGTAACTTGAACAGGCTCGCTTACTATAGTATATATGTCTACCTCAGATTCTAACAATCGAAGCCAGCCATATTCATCACTAATGCCTAGATAGATTGTTACGGTAATTTCTTCTGGTGGATTCTTTATGTCAAAGTCTTGCATTTCTTACCCCTTGTTGTTGATTAATAACTTGCCTTTGGTTGTGTTATAACTGCATCTATAACACTTGTCGGCTTTTGTCAGGAGCCGGAACCTGTGCTACCACCATAAAGTTGTAATATTAAAATGTCGTTGGTTGTGCCACTCCACGAATAGCCCACATAAAGCCCTGCTGTAAATTAGTTTTACCCAGTGCAACATTTCGCTTGTCTGTGCTTTCAGTGGCTTCCAGCTTGGCAATAAAGTCACCGCACTTCGCAGCAAGTTTTTTACCTTCATTCATTAAGTCAATTTCTTCCTGACTTAAATCGCGGTAGCCTGTTATTTTCTTGTGTTGATTATCCATTTAATAATTTACCTGTAGTTAGTTAAGAAAGGCAGGCTCCACTTGGGCCGTAGCTTCAACACCTGCATTTCCGATAGCCCTTGTAGTGATTCATTCGGGATACAAGCCCTAGCCTTTCAGCGCGTATCAAAAATTAATCATCGTTTGCTGGTTTGTCCGCTTCTAACGGATTAGTTGATGGTGTTAGTCTCCTGTGGTTAGTGGTTAATAAGCAGTAATTTCTTACTGTGAATCTAGCTTAGTCCTACAGATAGTGACTGTCAAGAAATATTTGCGTTACATATAAAATAAATTGCTATTGTATATGTTCTATTATAGAATAACAGCACAAACACTACAATAACAGAGAATACTAATGGCAGATAAAACATATCTTTATGTGGAAATAACAAAGAGAAATAAAGCAAAAGCAAAACGCATGGCTAAAAATGCTGACTTAACATTAAGGCAATGGGTTAATAAATTACTTGCTGAGTTGATTGAGAAATGAACATAAGAGACGAGATAGAACTTCGTGACATGGTTATTGATAAGTGCCAGTCAATATATAATGCGGGAATTAATAACGAGCCTATTTCACATGTGAAGGTAGACGAAATCCTGGCGCTATGCAAGAAGAGAGCGATTGAAGCTGTTGAATTATCACCAGAGCCATATCCAGTAGAAATGAACGGCCTAATTAAAACAGATAAGCACTACGCATTGCTTATTCCTGATAAATCAGTGAGAACGTCTATTTCATGGTACTTGATGGGCGAGGCAAGGAGAACAATGAAAACCGAGGCTATTGAGAGGCTAGATAAAGCATTTAGTGGAGAAGAAGATGAAACTTAAACCATGTCCAGACTGTAAGAGCAACATTAACGAGTACTTTCGTATTCAGGAACTACGGAAAAAAGGAAAGTGGACTATAGGCATAGCATACTGTGATTATTGTGGTGAAACTATACCATTCAGATCGGATGCTTTTGACTTTGAACAGTTTAATGAAGATGCAATCAAAGCATGGAACACCAGACAAAGTGAACAATAGGGGATAGAGATGAGAAGTAATCTAAAGAAATATAGAAACAGATCAGGGTTTAGCTTGCAGGAATTAGGCGATATGTGCGGAATAAGTAAAGCACACGTGCATTTGTTAGAAAGTGATAAGGCAAATCCAACACTTAAAAATGCCTATGCTATATCCAAGATATTAAATGTCGCTGTAGATGATATATGGCCTAACAGCATTGAGGTAGTTGAGGAAACAAAGACCGTTAGAAGAGTAAAGCAAATTAACACAAACAATGAACAGGGGTGAATGAAGATGAGAACTTTAAACTTTAAAAAACAATTTGCGCCATTGGTTGAGTCTGGGGAGAAGCGTCAGACGATACGCAGGGGACGTAAAAACCCGATTAAACGCGGAGACCCCCTGTATTTATGTACAGGCCAAAGAACAAGTAAATGCAGAAAACTCAAAGATGCAATATGTAAAGACGTGAGTTATATTGAGG